ATCAAAGACTAGATTTAGTCAAGAAATTTATGCAAAAGATTCAGAAATTGTAAGTCCAAGAGAAGGTGATTTGATATATTTTCCATTATCAGGAACAATATTTGAAATCAATAAAATGGAAGACGAGATTCCATTTTATCAATTAGGTGCATTGACAACCTATACATTCACTCTAGAAGCTTTCGTATATTCACACGAAGACTTCGATACAGGTATCGATATTCTTGATAATGCAACTAAAGATAGAAAATCATTTGTATCAAGATTGTTGCTAAAAGGAATTCAAGGTGGGAATTATTTGCCAGGTGAATATGTAAATCATGTTGGATATACAGCAACAGTACAGCAGTTTACTAAAGGATTCAGTTATTCATACATGTACGTATTTGATGAAATTGGTACTTATGTAAATGGTCTTACATTAACAGGTGCTCTATCCAATGCTGGTTATACTGGATTCGATAGATCAATTACTACAACAATTGTTCCAACGGATCCAATTAAGGATAGAAGTGATGGGGATAATGTTGATTTTGACATAGAAAGAGCCAAAAAGGATCTATTTGACTTTACAGATGTTGATCCGTTTAGCGAAGGAAAATACTAATGTTTGGAGAAAATGTATCATTCTATAATGAAACTATTCGCAAAAACATAGTTGCCTTTGGTACTTTATTTAATCAAATAACTATTCTAAGAAAGGATAGTAATGATAATATTACAAATAGAATCAAAGTTCCTATTCTTTATGGACCAAAGGAAAAATTTATTTATAGATTAACGACAGAAACTGGAGTCACCGACAATACTCACATTCAATCCACATTTCCTAAGATGGGATTTGAAATTATTAATATTTTATATGATCCAACCAGAAAATTAAATAGAATATTTAAGAAAAGAAATTCCACTGCTTCATATAATGAAAGTACATTTGTGGAAATTCCTTATAACATTAATCTTAATTTGTATTCATTTACACGAAATCTGGAAGATAATTTACAAATTATAGAACAAATAATACCATATTTTGCTCCTGATTTTACAGTTACTATTAATTATAATTCATTAAATGAAAAAGTTGATGTTCCGATTGTATTAAATGATGTTAGTACTTCTGAAGATTATGAGGGTGATTTTAGCACAAGACGAAGCGTAACTAGTGTATTTAATTTTACAATGAAAACATATGTTTATGGTAATATAAAAAGAGATTCTGGTGGGCTTATCGAAAATGCCCTTGTAAATATTTACAATGGAATGACTATGGAATCATCCCCATCTAATCTTGTTTATAGTCCCGGATATACTGGAAATGCTTCAACTGGAAGTATTACTTATTACGATGGTGTTTAATTATGTCAAAAGATCCATTTGAAAATATATCAAAAGCATTAGATACTACATTTGAAAAAACTCCTGAAAAGAAAGATATTCAGGTAGTAAAAGAAATAAAAAGATCTAAAGAAGAAGTTTTAGAAGCTGATTTCAATTCGGCCAGAACTAATATGAAAGAACTTATTAACAATGGAATGGATGCTCTTGATGGTATTATGAAAGTTGCTTCTGCCAGTGATTCTCCGAGAGCTTATGAAGTCGCTGCATTATTATTAAAAACATTATCTGATATGAATAAAGATTTAATGACTGTTCATGAAAAATCAGAAAATATTCAAAAAGAAAAAGTTACAAATATTACAAATAATTCCATTTATGTTGGATCGACAACTGAATTACAAAATCTAATTAATAAATCGAGATCACAAAATAAGCAGATAGATAATGGCTAAAGAATATCAAAAAAAACCTGGATATTTAGGAAATGCAAATCTTAAACCGATTGGTGTTAAGATTGATTTTACTAAAGAACAGGTTGAAGAATATGTTAAGTGCGCCAATGATCCTGTTTACTTCGGTAAAAATTATGTAAAAGTTGTCACTCTTGATCATGGTATCTCAAATTTCGATCTTTATGATTATCAAGAAAAATTAATACGAACATTAGAAAAAAATAGATTTGTTATTGGAAAACTTTCTAGACAAGCAGGAAAAACAACTACTGTTGGATGTTGTTATTTACTACACAAAGTCTTATTTAATCAAAATATGAATGTTTGTATTCTAGCTAATAAATTAAATACAGCCAGAGATATTTTAGCAAGAATACGTGAGTCATATGAACATTTGCCATCTTGGTTACAACAAGGAATAGTTGAATGGAATAAAGGATCCATTGTTTTAGAAAATGGATCTAAAATTGTCGCAGCGGCTACGTCATCATCGGCTGTTCGTGGTGGTTCATATAATTGTATTTCTGGAAAAAGCATAATAACAATAAAAGATAATTTAACTGGTGAAATCCATAATATTTCCATAGAAGATTTTTATTCTAATTCGTCTAGAAATAGTGATTATTATAAATATTTTGATGATAATGTTGGAAAACAAATACAAGAAATGGTATTTTTCTCTAATGGAGAAGGCGAAAAAGAGAACAGATATATTACAGGAGTCGGAAAAACACCATATAATTCCACAATCTTTGGGTGGAACAAACACGAAAGACAATCTTGTTCAGTTAACCATAAGAGAACATTTATTAGCACATCGTCTTTTGCCTCATTTTTTGACTGGGATGGAAAAAGCAAAAATGTGCCATGCTTATTATCGAATGGTGAATGGGAGACAGGGCAAATATGTAAAAATGTCTCTATCAGCTATAATGGAAGCGAAGATAAATTATTCAGAAGCGAGAAGAATTATGCGTCTGGGAACGAAACATTCGGAAGAAACAAAGAAAAAAATATCCAAGTCGAACAAAGGAAAAATAATTTCACAGGAAACTCGCCAGAAAATAAGCAATTCGAATACTGGTCGTTTAATCGGAATCAAAAAGCCCAATGGCTTTGGGGAAAAAATTTCAAAGATATTGACAGGGAAAAAGAAGACAAAAGAACATTCCGACAAGATAAACAAAAATCCAGAAAAAATAAAAAAGACAGCATTAACACATCGCGGAATGAAACGAACACCAGAAGCAAAAGAAAAAATGCGCCAAGCAGCTTTGTTACGAATACAAAAAAATGGTGGTCCGTGGAACAAAGGAAAGAAATTAATAGATGGGAAGTGCTCACAGCAGATGGATTTAAAAGTTTTAGAGGAATCTCAAAAACACATAATAGAGCAACAATAAAATTAATATTTGATAATAATTCTGAATTAATTTGTACAGAAGACCATAAAATAGCAACTAATGATGGTTTCATTGAAGCTAAAAAATTAAATAAAAATCATGAGATCATTAGTAGTAATAATATATTACATTTAGTTGATATTATTAATCATGATGATTCTCATGTTTATGATTTACTTGAAGTATCAGATACTCATTCATTCTTTGCTAATAATATATTAGTACATAATTGCATTTTTCTTGATGAATTTGCATTCGTACCTACAACAGTTGCTGAGGAGTTCTTTTCATCAGTATATCCAACGATTACAGCAGGTCAGAGTACACAAATGATAATAATTTCAACTCCAAAAGGTTTGAATATGTATTATCAATTGTGGAAAGCAGCTATTTCCAAACAAAGTGAATATGTTCCATTTGAAGTAAGTTGGAGAGATGTTCCTCAATATCCAGGTGGTCCATTACGCGATGATGCATGGAAAGAACAACAAATAAAAAATACATCTGAACGACAATTTGATGCTGAATATAATTGCTCATTTGTTGGTTCTGCAAATACCCTTATTGATGCAAATAAATTAAATCAATTGAGCTACGGAAAACCAAGACATAGAAATGGTGAAGGATTAGTTGTATATCAAGATCCAATTAAGGGTACTGATGAAAAAGAAAACCCAGATCATCAATATTTTATCACAGTGGATGTTGCCAGAGGTCAAGGGAAAGATAATAGCGCATTTGTAGTATTTGATATAACTACCATGCCATATCGAATTGTAGCAAGATTTAAGAGCAATGTGGTATCTCCTCTTCTTCTTCCATCATATATACGAGCCGTAGGAAAGAAATATAACAATGCCTATGTTTTGGTTGAAGTAAATGATATTGGTTCACAAGTAGCAGATATTCTTCATAATGATTTAGAATATGAAAATTTGATTAAATCAAATTTTAAGGGAACTAAGGGTCAAACTATAACTGAAATAGGAGGTGGAAATAGACTTCTATTGGGTGTTAGAACAACAAATCCTGTAAAAAAACTTGGTTGTGCAATTCTAAAAAATCTTATCGAACAAGATAAGATGATTGTTGATGATTCCGATACGATTGACGAATTAACAACATTTATTGCTGATGGTGTTTCCTTTAGAGCAGATGATGGCCATACAGACGATTTGGTTATGTGCTTAGTACTTTTTTCGTGGGCTACGAGACAAGACTTTTTTGAAACTCTAACGAATAAAGACATTCGGGTTGAAATGTTTAACGATGAAATAGAAAAAATTGAGTCAGAAATAGTTCCTTTTGGATTTATTGATGATGGTCGTGGGGATGTTGGTGAAATTTCAAATAATGATGTTTGGTTTGATCGTAATGACAAAAATAATAAAATTTCTACACAATTCTGGATATTCTAGTGAAAATATGTAAAAAAATATATATTTAATAATAGGAGAAATATATGAGCAGCTACCCAGGAGTAACTGTAAGAATTCTTGACGAATCACTGACCAGATCTACATCTGAATTGTCATCACCTGCCGTTGGCGCAATGCTTGGCCAAGGTGGTACATTTTCAATGAAATTATTTGTAAATAATGCAGCTGAGTTGGCTCAAGGATATTACTATGTTCAAAATTTAAATGAATGGTTTAATCGTTTAACAAATTATTATAATACATATTATCCAGGATTTTCAGCAACCAATGGCGCAACTTTAGCTGCTGTAGACCTTGCAACAAATGGTGCTACAGGCTGGACGGATGAATGGTATCATGTTCACAACTTCCTTCAATATGGTGGTCCATGCTACGTTTCTTGGGCAGATTCTGGTGGTTCTGGTGATTTTTATGAACAAGATTTTGATGTTGTTTTCCAAGGTGGTACAGCAGCATCATATCAAACATTTGTAAATAATGTTGTAAATGCAAGAGCAGTTGGACCATTGCCAGTATTTGGAGTTCTAGGTGTTAGATCAAACGTGGCTACAAATGCAAGCCCTCCATCTTCAACATATGGTGAGAACACATGTGCAGTATATGGCGAAAAGAAACATTTCAATGCCGCAGGTGATCCAACCAATTTAATTATTTCTTCATTAGCACCTGATGTTGCTGGATGTATTGTAAGAACTGATAGAGATTCTTATCCTTGGTTCTCTCCTGCTGGAGCAAGAAGAGGAAGAATTAATAATGTCGCTGGACTAACAAAAATTTTATCTGAGGCTGATAAAGGCAATTTGTATTCTAATAAAGTCAATCCAGTATTTAATGTTCCAGGTGAAGGTACATTGTTATTTGGCGATAAATCGTTGTATACTGGAACTTCAACATTAGGTTCTATTAATGTTTGTAGATTGTTCATCTATCTAAAGAGAACACTTGGGCCTATCGCAAGAGGTGTATTATTTGAACAGAACGATGAGGTAACAAGATCAAGCTTTGTTTCTGCTGCCGATAGTGTTTTACGAGAAGTTCAGGCAGCAAGAGGTATATCTGAATATAAGATTATTTGTGATGAAACCAATAACACGCCAGAAATTATAGAAGCCAAGAATTTCGTTGCGGATGTTTTAGTCAAACCAATTCCATCAATTAATTTTGTAAGACTAACTCTCACAAATAAAGATTTAAGTTCAATACTCTAAAATAGGAAACAAAAATGAGTTTAAATAATTTTAGATCACAATTTAAAGGTGTAAGAGCGAATAGATTCCAGATAATTGGCAAATCACCAGCCGCTGGAAATATTCAAGCTTTTAACATCTATGCTAGAGCATCATCTTTTCCAGGCTCAAGTATCGGAATTATTCCTGTTGGATACAAGGGTAGACCAGTAAAGTTTTCAGGTGAAAGAACTTATACTGACTGGGCAGTTCAAGTTTATGACTCAAGTTCTGCAAATATTCGACAAATAATGGAAGAATGGATAGATTCAATGGATACAAGAGAAAGTCATCAAATTAATTATGACTTAACCTCTGACTGGGAAGTACATTATATGGACATGGTACAAGGAACATCCAGTAGTACAGATCCATCTAATTATCAACGTAAAGTAAAATTAATACATTGTTTTCCAGTAGATATTTCACCAATTGATTTAAGTTACGATACACCAGATACATTTGCGGAGTTTACTTTAACTCTTACATATGATTACTGGGAATACATTTAATGGGAATAGATACGTTTAGAAAATCATTTGTTGGTGTAAAAGCCAATAGATTTAAAATCACTGGTTTATTACCAGCAATACCAAATTTACCCTCAAGCGGCTTAAACAAGTCGCTTGAGATTTATTGTAAGGCAAGTCAATTTCCAGGATCAAGTGTTGGCGTTGTAAATTTAAACTACAGAGGAAGACCTATAAAATTCCCTGCTGAAAGAGCAGCAGCAGATTGGCCGATCCAGATTTATACATCATCATTAGATAATGAAGACTTAAGAACAATTTTTCAAAAATGGATTGATTATATTAATGATGGTGAGCACAGAAATATGAATTATAATGCATATGCATCTGAATGGACAGTTCAATATGATGATATTAAGGGTAGAAGATCTGATTCAAGATATACAAAAATATGTTCTTTGAATAATGTATTTCCAATTGATATATCTCCAATTGAATTGACCGAAGATGTAACTGATGTTTTTGCTGAATTTACTGTAACATTAGCATATGATTATGCTACATTTTATCCATAAATAGTATCATGGCAAACAATTTTTTTGGTTTTTTATTTGGTAAGAACAAAGATACTGATGTATCTCCTGTAACTCAAGAAGTAAACAATTTACCAGCATTTTCAGCACCTGATGATTATGATGGAACTATAACAGCTGAATCAGGTGGCTTTTTTTCCACAGTTTATGATTTCGGTGGATCAATTCGTGATGATAATACTCAATTATCACATTATAGATCTATGTCGCTTTATCCTGAAGTTGACATGGCAATAGAAGATATTATCAATGAATCTATAGTATTTGACGAAGATAATAATGCATTATTTTTAGACTTATCAAATGTTGATGGATTATCAAATCAAATAAAGGAAAAAATTCATAAAGAATTTAAAAATATTCTTAAACTTGTAAAGTTTAATCATAATGGTCATGAAATTTTTAGAAAATGGTATATAGATGGAAGATTATATTATCATGCTATTATTGATATTACAAGACCAGAAAAAGGCATTCAAGAATTAAGATTAATCGATCCCTTAAAAATTAAAAAAGTAAGAAAAGTAGAAAAAGAAATAAAGGTTATTAATAATATTCAAACAAATGTTATTAAAAATGTAGAAGAATATTTTCTTTATACTGATTTAGATCCGGACTCTGTTAATCAGACCACTTCTTCTGGCCTTAAAATTGCATTAGACTCAATCTCTTATGTACACTCTGGCCTTATAGATATGAACACAAAACGTGTAATAGGCTATTTACACAAGGCTATTCGACCTCTAAATATGTTGCGTCAAATTGAAGACGCTGTTGTAATTTATAGAATGACGAGAGCACCTGAAAGGCGTATATTTTATATTGATGTTGGTAATCTTCCAAAGAATAAAGCCGAACAATATATGCGTGAATTGATGAATCGATATAGAAATCGATTAGTTTATGATCAAAAAACTGGAGAAGTAAAAGACGACAGAGCACATCTTACCATGTTAGAGGATTATTGGATACCGCGAAGAGATGGTGGTCGTGGTACAGAAATCTCAACATTAGATGGCGGTCAAAATCTTGGTCAAATGGAAGATGTTGATTATTTACAACGAAAATTATATAGAGCTTTAAATGTTCCTATTTCACGCCTTGAAACTACAACAGGTTTTAATATGGGAAGAACCTCAGAAATTAGTCGTGATGAGGTTAAATTTTACAAATTTATAGAAAGATTAAGAGCAAGATTTTCACTTCTTTTCCTAGATTTATTGAAAAAACAATTATTACTTAAAGGTATTTGTACACTTAATGATTGGGAAAAAATATATCAAGATATAAATTTTTATTATACCAAGGATTCGTATTTCACGGAACTGAAAGAAAATGAACTTTTGAGAGAAAAAGTTGATATGTTAAATGTTCTTGCTTCTTATGAAGGTAAATATTTTTCTTCCAAATATATTAGAAAACATATTCTACGTCAAAGTGATGAAACTATGCGTGAAATAGATGCTGAAATATCACAAGAACAAGCTATTGCAGCACAAGCCCAAGCACAACAACAGCTAATGCAAGGTCCACCACAACAAGAGGAACAGCCAAAATGACCTACTATTATCATGAAAAGGAAAGAATAACTAAGCTGTTCAAAGAAAAAAGACCTCTTAAAGTACCAATAACAATATTTTTTAGGGATAGAAGTAAAGTCAGTATAAATCCAGGACAATTTGAAGTTGTTAAAAAATTTGCCAATAATGATGCAAAAAATATAAAAACTTTGCTTAAAGATACAAAAACAATAAATAATTTATTGAATACTGTTTCTGAAAAATATAAAAAAATAAATAATGATAGAATTAAATCTAGGAGCTAAAAATGAATAAATTCTCTGACCTTTTACCCCTTATACTTGAAAATAAATTATCTCAGGCTAAAGATGTTATTAATGAACGTCTATATTCAAAACTTGGTAGAAAATTAGAAGAAAGTCTTGAGGAATATGCCCCAACAGTATTCATGACACAAGAAGAATTAGAACTTCATGAACAAAAGAAAAAAGAAAAAGATTCTGAAGATTCCAAAGAACCTAAACCTGATTTTTTAGATTTAGATAAAGATGGCAATGAAAAAGAATCTATGAAATCTGCTGCTGATGATGCAGATGAGAATGAAGATGAAGATGAAGAAGATGTCAATGAAGATTTTATAAATGAATTAACAGCAATAGTTGAAGAAATTGAAAATGAAATTGGTGAAGAATTAACTGAAGATGAAATTGCTGAAATTGCAGAAGAAATGCTTTCAGAAGAAGACAAAGAAGATGATGACGAAGAAGAAGATAGTGAAGACGAAGAAGAAGACAGCGAAGAAGATGATGAGATGTGTGAATCGTGTGGAAAGAAACATAAAAAATATAAAAAATAAGGCATTTCATGAAATTAATCACAGAAACAATTGAAAATGTAAAGACACTTGTTGAGGCTACCGACAATGGTAAAAATTATTACATTGAAGGTATCATGATGCAAGGTGAGACTGTGAATCGTAATGGTAGAAAATATAGTATAAACATTCTTGAAAATGAATGTAAACGTTATGTAAAAGAATGTGTTCTTAAAAAGCGTGCACTTGGAGAATTAAATCACCCATCTGGTCCATCAGTAAATCTTGATCGTGTATCTCACATGATTGTAGAATTAAATCAAGATGGAAATAACTTCATGGGTAAAGCAAAGATTTTAGATACCCCTATGGGTAAAATTGTAAAATCTTTAATCGATGAGGGTGCATTACTTGGCGTTTCTTCAAGAGGAATGGGAACACTAAAAAGAGTAAATGAAATCAATGAAGTACAACCAGATTTTACTTTAAGTGCAATTGATATTGTTGCTGATCCATCTGCTCCTGATGCATTTGTAAATGGAATATTAGAAGGAAAAGAATGGATATGGGATAATGGATTATTAAAAGAAAAAGAACTTTCAGAAATGAAAAAAGAATTAAAGAAACCAAGCAAACGAGATATGGAAAAAAAAGCCATTAAAATGTTTGAAAATTTTCTTAGAAGATTATGAAATTTAATTTAACAGATTCAGTAAACATATCTGGTAGAAATACCAGATATGTTATTTTAAATGAAGTAAAGCAAAATTTATTAAGAAGTATAATTAATAAAAATTTACTAAGTTCAAGAAACGTTCGTGGTGGTGTTAAAGGAATACCTGCGCCATATACAATAAGAAATTTAAGAGCTGGTGGTATAAACATTCCAACAGCCCCAAAATTTTTCAGACCAAATGAATCATCAATTATGGGTCTTGGCAGGCGTGTTAGACGAATGGTTGTTGGACCAAAAACAACAGAACAACTAAGTAAACAATATGGGGAGATACCAGAACCTGGATCGCAACCAAATATTGGTAGAATGGTAGCAAAAATAGCCACTAGAGGTCTATTACAATTAGCCTCGTCTGGAATTAATGTTCCATCAGCCAAGGGAAATGTAAATACTGATGTAATAAGAAGAATGACACTATTGGGTATTGCTGGTGCTGCTGGCAAAGTAATATCTAATGTAAATACTTTATTAGGTCCAAAATCAAAAGAAAGTGAAACTAGTGAAAAAACAACAGTAGATTTACCAAACGAACCATCACCAGTTC